AGCTGTTGCTACGTCAAAAAGGGGGCAAGCAGTCGCCACGGGGCGCTATGGGGCAGCCATAGCGTCCGGGATTGCCGGGGAAGTGATAGGCGCGCTCGGCTGCGCGCTGGTCGCCATCGAGCGGGCAAACGGAGAAGAGATTCTGAGCGTCGCCGCTGCCATCGTCGACGGCGTGAGCATCAAGCCAAACACATGGTACACCTGCAAGGGCGGGAAACTCGTGGAGGTGGAGTGATGTGGAGGAGAAAAAAGCGGGAAGAATCTCCCGCGGGAAACATCTGCGCCTGGAATGAGGAGACCAGTGTTGTTGTTACGCTGGAGAACAACGAATGGTCCGGCGTATCAAGCACCAATGGCGTAGCGGTCGCCATGGGATGCAACGCGAGAGCAACAGCTACGGGGGCGCGCGGTGCGATACTGGACACGGGCCGCGTTGTGGCGCTGGCCACGGGCCATCAAGGGGTTGCAAAAGTGGTGGCGGCGGAAGGCGTAGCTGTGGCTACGGGGGTGCTTGGTGCCGCCAGCGCTGGAAGTGCTTACGGCGTGGCCATGACAACCGCTACAGGCGGAATGGTAAGGGGCAAGCTCGGCTGTGCCCTGATCGCTGTCGATCGGCTGAACGGGGTCATTTTAAACATTGACACTGCCATCGTCGACGGAGTAAACATCAAAGAAGACACATGGTACGCCTGCTGTGGCGGCAAACTCGTGGAGGTGGAAAGATGACGATATACATTGCCGGTGGGATCACCGGCGTAGAGGATTACAAAGCGCGGTTTGCGGCCGCGCAGCGGATGCTGCTGCGGGAGGGAGAGGACCGACTGGACAGCACGGCGTGGTGTTACGGTTCGCCGAGGGCTGACACGGTGATGAACACTGCGGAGCTTCCGGCGGACTGGCCGGGCAAGGTATACATGGACGTGTGCCTTGCGATGATCCGCGCAGCCGACCTCGTGGTATTTTTGCCAGGCTGGGAGCGGAGCCACGGGGCAAGTTTAGAGATGCAGTACAGCCGGTATGAGGGAAAGCCGGTGTACAAGATCGAGGAGGAGCAGCTCGAGGCATGGATGAAGGATTGACAAGCCGAGCAATCCTCGGCGACTGTATGGATGTGATGCAGAAATATCCGGACAAGTACTTTGATCTCGCCGTCGTCGATCCACCCTACGGAGGTGGGGGGGTAATTTTAAGAGACAAGATAAAGCGAGATTCGGCGGGAGATTCGACGCCTATAAAAGTAACGAGGACAGGCGGGAAGTGGGCGGCAAAGTATGCAAAAAAAATCGTGAGCTGGGACTATGCCCCCGGCGAGGATTATTTTGAGGAGCTTTTCCGCGTGTCCAAGGAGCAGATTATCTGGGGCGGAAACTATTTTGTGCTGCCGCCGAACCGATGCTTTTTGGTTTGGGAGAAAACCAACATCCCGGAAAAGTTTACGATGGCGATGGCTGAATACGCCTGGTGCAGCTTTAACGATAATGCGAAGATCATAAAGCTATCCAGCGGGGGCATAGTCGGCCGGTTCCACCCGACGCAGAAGCCGGAGGATCTGTATCGCTGGATTTACCGGAATTACACCAAGCCGGGGAACAAGATCTTAGATACGCACCTCGGGAGCGGGAGCAGCCGTCGGGCGGCGTATGATTTTGGATTGGATTTTACCGGGATCGAGATCGATCCGGAATATTTCGAAAAACAGGAGGCTGCGTGGGCGGAATACACCGCGCAGGAGCGGATTTTTTAGGAGGTGAGGCAGGATGGCGGGGCTTACACATCTCAGCCTGTTTACGGGGATCGGCGGGCTTGATCTTGCGGCAGAGTGGGCCGGTTTTACGACCGTCGGGCAATGCGAGCTGTCGGATTATCCGACAGCGGTGCTCGAAAAGCACTGGCCGGACGTCCCGCGCTGGCGGGATATCCGGACCCTGACAAAGGAGAGCTTTTATTGCCAGCCGTTTTCGTGGCCGGAAAGCAGCGCGGGAAGGAAGACGAGCGGTTTCTGTGGCCTGAAATGCTCCGCGTTATCCGGGAGCTTAGGCCGCGTTGCGTCGTCGGTGAGAACGTACCTGGAATCGTCAAGATTGCCGCCCGGAAGGTGGTCGAGGATCTGGAGCGTGCAGGTTATCGCACCGTCGTGTTTAGCTTTGAAGCTGCGGCGGAAGAAATGAACAGGAGGGACAACAATGGCTGAATACATTGAGCGAGAAGCTGCGATTGACGCAATAATGAAGGTGTACGTCAGAACTGCCGGGTACAAGGCGAGAGAACGCGTTTTTGAGGCAGAAGAAGCAGTACACCGATTGCCGGTCGCCGATGTCGCGCCCGTGCGGCGCGGACACTGGATTGAGGAAAATGGCTGTCAAATCTGCTCGGAGTGCGGCGAAGAACACGAGTGGGACGAGTACAGGGCCGCATACTGCGATGTGTGCGGTGCGAAAATGAAGGTAGACAATGTGTGATTACATAAGCCGAGACATGGCGATAGCACGCCTGACCAAGGTGGAAGTGACCAACAGGCTGGCCACAATGACGGATGCAAAGCGGGAAATCGCGGAGATGCCTGCCGCCGATGTTGTGCCGGTGGTGCATGGGAAATGGATCATTGGAACTGGCGACGACGAATTTGATGTAAAATGTCCAAAATGCGGATGGGACGATATATTCGAAGTTGCTGGCATAGCTGCCGTAAAAAGGATTAGTGAACCCATGCACTATTGCCCCAACTGCGGCGCAAAGATGGACGGAGGTGTTGACAATGCGAAATCCGTGTAAGGACTGCATCTATTACCACAAAGAGAACAAGACCTGCCAGTCGAAGAAATGCGCTACTGGGGGCAATGGAAAAGTGTCTTGGATTGATAGGCTGCTTTGTTCTCCATGCAAGAAGGGACCCGGAATATTTTGCCAGGAGGCCGCATGGGAGTCCTACACGGCGCAGGAGCGGATTTTTTAGGAGGGGACGTGTGGCATGCTTGAGATATGTCCTATTACGCTAAAAGAGGCAAACGCCTATGTAGAGCAGCACCACCGCCATCATGGGACGGTTGTGGGGCATAAGTTTTCCATTGGCTGCACAGATGGTGAGCAGATCGTCGGCGTGGACATTGTAGGCAGACCTGTCAGCCGGTACCTGGACGATGGGTGGACGCTAGAGGTAAACCGGCTCTGCACCGACGGAACGCGCAACGCCTGCTCGATGCTGTACGCCGCAGCATGGCGAGCGGCGCGGGCGATGGGATATAAGCGGCTTGTGACTTACATACTAGAGAGTGAGAGCGGAGTTAGCCTTAAAGCGGCCGGATGGAAGTGCGTAGGACAAGCTGGTGGCCTCCGGTGGACCGGTAAGCGTAGGCCGAAGGTAGACTTGTACCCGGCGCAAATGAAACTGCGATTTGAAAAGGAGGAACGATGATTATTAACAAGATTATCGATGACCAGATGGCCGCGTGGGCGAGGAATGACCTGATCGGCATGCTGGCCGATGCCGGGCACGCGCTGGTGCAAACCGGCCTGAAGGTCAACGGAGCAAGATACCAGGACGTGCTGGTAGGGCCGCTGATGGTGAAAGCGGCAGCAGCGCTGGAAGAGTGCTGGAAGCGTGAGGGGCTGATCCAGGATGCAGCAAAGCCGGAAAATCCGGACGACGTGGTGGTCAAAGTCACCGTGCCGGACCGCTGGCCTATGACAGAGGCCGGTCAGCGGCGGGCCGCGCAGGAGGCGGCTGCGCCGAAGCCCATGACAAACGGCGACCGCATCCGGGCGATGACGGACGAGGAGCTGGCGGAGTCGGATGAGCTTTTGAGTGGGCTGTGCAACGTGCTGCACGGACAGGGCTATCCCTGTGAGGCAAACACATGCCGCGAGTGCCTGATCAAATGGCTGGGAAGCCCAGAAAAGGAGGCTGCGCCGGAGCCGGTGACCAGCGGCGACCGCATCCGGGCCATGACGGCCGAGGAGCTGGCGGAGCGCCGCGAAAGACTGGAGAGATTATACGAGGGAACAAGGCAGATCGCCAATCGCAGGGCATGGGACGAGACGTCGCGGACGATGGCATACAACTGCGGACAGGAGGCCAATGATGGGCAATAGCTATGCGGAGCGGGTGCAGCGGGACCGGCAGCGGTATCTGGACATCGGGCTGGACTCCGGGGCGCAGATCGTGCACGACATGCTGTGCGTGGCGCTGCGGGACAAGCAGGCGATGGGAGACGACGTATGGGGCCGGGAGCGCATCGTGCGTCTGCTGACGAGGCTCAACGAGCTCAAGGAGGAGTTCGGCCCGGCCTTCCGGCCGGGGCCGGAGCAGGACTACATGCAGGAGCAGCTCGACGGCGCGCTGCGCGAGATCTTCGGGGAGGCGACGGTGCCGTTTGCCGTGCGGCATCCCTACGTCCGGGGGATCGACTACACAAAAAAGAGGAGATGACGGAGATGGCAAACTCGGGCAAGGGGGTACGGATCCCGATGCGGACGCGCGGCCGGCCGAGGCGGCACAAGCCGCGCCTGTGCCGGTGCTGCGGGCGGGAGATGGAGCCAACGCAGATATGGATCTGCGCCTCGTGCGAGGCGGCGG